TTCCACCCAATCGTCTAGGGATTATATGATCGACAGTCAGTTTTGATTCTGTTCCACATATCTGACAGCATTGATCTCTGTTAATAATCTTAGCTCTTATCTTACGCCATCGATCTGTGCTACCTGTGCTGCGTAGTGCTGATCTAGCCATCAATACCAACCCTTAGCCTTATGGTGTGCGAGCGCTGTGCAAGCACATCCATTGTATCTATGATTTATGTATTTCAATCCTTGATCTATCTGTTTAATAGGATCTTTTTCTTTAGACTTTAATACTTGAAATAGACCATACGCACTTGACTTAGGATTCTTGGCTTTGTAATTCCATCTACTCTCTTTATATACAATTTGATCTAAACAGTAAAACTGTTCAAAATTGTAATTCATCTTATGGAATGTAATTTGCTTTAATGTATTAACTTTTATTGTTTGAGATTCAGCTCTTTCAAGGCCAACAATTTGTGCTACAAATAGAGCAAGCCCAACTAGCGTGCACCTTGCGAGCTTACCGCAGCGCGGCTCGCCTTTTCGCCTTGAGGGCGAATGCGTCCTAGAGCGTATCATATACCTCCAAATCACTTAACAAAACCGCAGGTCAGACGGCATGTCGTAATGCGTAAATCATCTGTATCAATCCATTGTTCATCAAAGCCATTCATTGTTTAACCCTACCTAATTTGCGTAATGCTTCGATATTGTCATTACCGATAGCCCAGACGGCTGTTCGCCAACGCATCTTAACGATGTGTCCACTAGCTCCTTGAAATGCCATATTAGGCGGTAAGTAACAACATGCAGCATCGCTATCCCATAACTTATTGACCCAACGACCATTTGAGCTGAGAGGAACTAAACATAAACCATTTGCATGGTCTAGCCATTTGTCAATCCATGGTGTTACTTTGCTAAATGGTGGATTCATCCAGATACGGCCAAACCAAGGTTTTTCCAAGCCATTGTCATCAATTGTGTATTTATTTTTTGTAGGCACAATTACTAATGGATGATGACTGCTTGCTACATCTAAATCAAACTCTAATCCCAATGTGTCAAACACCCATTTAGGGGTATAACACTCATCCTTGCCATAAGTTATTTCGGTCATGATTTACCAGCCCATCCATCGCCCTTAAACACCAAACCTACTGATGAGTAGATTCTGGTCATATCAATATGGCATTTAGGACAACGCATACCGCCATCATCCTCTTTGTAAGTCCTATGGACTGATCCATAAGTGCCGCATTCTTTGCAGCTGTATTCATAAGTCGGCATCATTTACTCCTTATCAATTCGCAAGTGTGGCAGGGCTCTTTTTCCCATCTCCAACCACCACACTTATCGCATCTACAAATCTCTGAGTCCGGAATATGTAATGCTTCAACCACATTCTTAACTCCTACGCATCCGCAATCCATGCACTGATATAGCTTAAATCCATCTGGTAGATCCATAGAGTCAAGCCATAAGAACTCTGTATTGCGTTTGCAACCATTACATTTGAACTGCGTGTAATTAGTCATGATTTAGAAGCTCATGGCATTTGAAACATGTACCATCTTTGAATACTCGATCATCATCGCAAACTGCGCATTTGATAACTGATTCCTCTAAATGCACACCATTATCATCCATAACAACTTGAAGTCCTTTTCCGTTTATGAAGGCAATATAACCCACTATAAATTCTCCTCAAAGTAGAAATGGCCCTGACTTGTTACCTTTGCCCATTTAGCGTGTTCAGCAATTTTACCTTTGCATACATATCCTAGATATGGTTTTCCACCCTTGCTGATGCCTTGTTTCGCAGAAGTGCTATTAACACCCTTTTCCGTAATGATCTCAAAAGCAAGACCAGTTGCGCATGGCTTCTGATCAGCTTCAGTTTTGAATATCTTGGCAAATACAATGAACCGCTTGTCATTCGCTTCAATGAGTTCAGTCTCGATACGATTATCAGGGTATTTCTCATGCCATTTTTCCAATCTTGATTCAACTGTTTCGTAGTTATCTAAATTAAACATTATTCCTTCCATTCAAAATCTTGGTCTTGGACTGCTTCGAGAACTGTCCTATAGATAGCTCCATAGGCGATAAGGTCTTTAACTGAATCGTAGTGATCTGGAGTTTCAGTAAGCCTAGAAACCTTGACCAACGCCATACATAAAGCAGCTTGGTGTGGTGTGATTGGGAAATCAAGATATGCACTCCACAATCCTGCGATTCTTTTGTGATTGTAGTACGGATGTCCATAGACACTTCCGCGCTCTTGGATCGTAGTAATGACTTCATTTAATAGATCCTCAGTTTTTGTCATAATCAAAAACCTGATCTGACTTGTTTTGGATCATTCGGCGATGAAGTTCCCACCCATCCCGACGGCCTCTCCAGTAATGTGTTTGTTTGCGATCCTCTATTTTTAAGGCTACAAACCAATAAAGGGTAATAAACCCAATACATAAATAAATTGCTGTTTCCATTTGTTGCTCCCGTTCCGCAAATCATTTGTTTGCGTTGGGATTAGTATGACGATATTTACCGACAGTTCAATAGTCTTTTAGCGTGTCGTTTATAACGATTAGATAACGCTGATATCCTCAAAATCGTCGATATGGTCATCAATCGTCCTATCCCGATAATCGGTTTCACGCCCCATAACTCTTTCCTAGAGCTGTAAATGATCCATCTTTGTTAATAGGGATAAGCGTTGGGGTCATGTTTTTGCCATTCCATTCAAGGATGGCTATGCCCATTTGCCAGTTGGCGAGGCCTTTTGTATAACTGGCCTTAGCTTTATTCATTAAGTTTCCGGTTTCTATACCATATAAAGGCCTGTAATGGCCCCCTAAGCCCTCAGAAAAGGCTGACATACCTAACTTATGGGTGTGGCCACAAACTACGCTCTTACCGGCCTTTCTGGCCAGATTTAGGGCAGTTATACCGGCATTAGGATTTGAGTTACCTTCATCGCCATGAGCCAATATCCAGCCCTTCTCAAATTCATAAAATGATTTATGAAAGGTTATGCCTAAAGAATCAAAATCCATGAACTTTGAGTATTGCAGCTCAGGAAGGCTGATTAAGCCCGGCACTTTTAATAAAGTGTTGTAAAGCCTATCGGTGTGATTTGATCGAACAATGTGGGCTTCCTTAGCATTTTCAGTTAATGCCCAAAGGATTTCTTGAGTTGCTGTCCTATCATCATCAAGGGTTTGTTGATAAGCCAAAGGTGTTTTCTCAGCCCATCGACTAATGGTTTGAAAATCAATCTCATCACCCACGCATAATACTGAATCAAACTTTTCTTTTCGAGCCAGCTTAATAACATTCTTGACAGCTGTTTCATGGTGGTATGGAATTTGCAAATCACTTATTACTAAGTATCGCTTAATCGTCATCCTCATCGTCAGTTGGATCTATGGAAGGAATTATTCCGCCATCGCCCACAATCCAATCAGGGAATGTTTTATGTTCAGTCATAAGCCAGAAAGCATGTTCAGGCGTAAATCCTGCTTTTCTAGCTGCTTTGTAGCATTCATGTAAAGCCATGTAGTGTTGATCAATTTTACTTAATGGCTCAGGAGTGTGGCGAACTACTCTCCGATTAACCTTTTTGCGTGGTGTGCGTTTTCGTGTGTTCGCCATGACAAAAATTATCGCCTATTAATTAATGAGAACAGTTCATCAACACGCGTTTCTAGTCGAGAACTTCTTTCATCTATTCGGTTAATTGCATCTTTGATCGAGCTACCAGAATTCGGGCGAAGTTCGCTTAAGAAACTTTTAATAACCCATCGTAGAGCCAGCAATAAAGCGGTCGCGATACTGCAAACGCCAACGCCAAATGCGACTAATTCGTTTGGACTCATTTTTCACTAAGGCCATAATCTACTTCACTCCCGGACTTTGGATCTAATGCCTTTGCTATTGGAGCAACAACTGCACCAAGCAAGGTTGCATAAGCTGGATGAATGTCAGCCACTATTGCTAAAGCAACTGTTATTCCACTAGCTGCTACAGCTCTCAAATATGACTTAATTGCTGCTTTGTGTTTTTTAGATAGTTTCATTAGTTACCTTTCAGTAGTGGGATGTCGAACTTTTCGCCAGTTTGATTTGGCTTGAATGAAATATGGATGTGCCTGTGGTGGGGATTTATCCCAGTATATTTTCTAAACTTCCATAATGATCTAGCACTAGCAATTTTGCCAGCATGTATTATGTAAGATATACGCTTATCTTTTTTTGCTGCGAGTCGAAGCTGATCTGCCAAATCATAACTAATCCCTTGTTGGTCAGATAAGCCAGCGTCAATGTCGATCGCGCAAACTTCTCCGTTAGATCTTGGGTTGTGATCGGATTTTCTAGATGCGTGCTTATGATCGCCGATCCATCCATCAGCTTTCCTGCTCCTACCCACAAACGCTCCATTTATCTGGTCGCGTAAAGTATCAGCAGCTTTTGATAAAAATGGCTTCATTAGCCAAGTATCATTTTAAGTTCATCGGCAGTTAAGCCAATGCGATCTAAAATTGCTTGCTTAGCCATTTCTTTTTCAGTTTCGGCCATTTCAATAGCTTTACCTGCTGCAACATCTATTTCTATTTGAGCGATTTCTTCAACAGTTGCATCTCGAACAATTTCTTCGCCAGTTGTGCAATCGATTATTTTTATTTGTGGTTTTGATTTAGTCATTATTTAACTCCGTAAAGTAGGATTTGCCCGCCACCAAAATTGCCAGTTTGTGGTAAAAATGTTAAACTAGAAATTGCTGTAGTTTGGTTATAAAAACCATAATTAAACCAACTGTTAAATTGTGTGGTGGTTGTTTCATTATTTCCTAAAGAAACTGAAGTAAAAAATTTCATTGTGGTACTATTTGCATAATCTGGTATTTCTAATACTGTTAAATTGTCACCAACTGCACTATCTGCATAAGTTACAACTCTTACAAAAGTAGCATTAAAACTTGCACCATAATTTTCTGCAACTGTTAAATTTGCAAAATGCCTGTTTGATGCGGTATCACCATTAAAGCGCATTTGTATTGGGTATCCATCACCAGCACTTAAATAGTTTTTTATATAAATTTTTAATTCATTATATGTTGATGGTATTGATGATAATGTTACTGATGCGCCTGTTAAAGTTGTTGTGGATATAAGTGTCATGCCACCTGCTACTGGTGCAGCCCATGTTGGAACGCCACCTGAAACTGTCAAAACATTTCCAGTTGATCCAATTCCAAGTCTTGTGTTTGTATTAGCAGTTGATGAACGATACTCAATATCGCCAAGAGTTGTAGATGGGTTTAAATTCTTTGTTGTTGTATCAATTGCAGTTCCAAGTGTGCGAATTGCACTTGCACCATCTTTAACTAAATCGGTGTCTGCTGGTGTTGTCCAGCCATAATTGGTAGTTGTTGGCATTTTATCCTTTTCCTATCAGGCTACTATTGTAGCGTATTCCCAAGTTAATGTTGGGTCTATTGTGTTCCAAGCCTCTGTAATTGGCGTGGTATTCCAACGCATCGCCACTTGGCTAAATGCAGTTGGTGAAACATTGATCGTTAAAAACAACTCATTAAATCGTGTGCTCCATGACCAGCCTTCAACATATCCTTGAAATGTGCCATTTGATATTTGGCTTGGCAGATTTCTAATATCAACAGGCATTCCCATGAATACGCCCAATAGATCATCGCGATCATTGTTATCAATTTCTGAGTTAGTTATTGGGAATGTTATTGATTGGAATGCTGGCTGTGGGTAGGCTCTTTGATCAATATACCGATCAGCAATAGCCTGAGCATCGACAGCACCTTGAACCCTAGAATTGATAGTTTCGGCTTTGTATCCATATAAGGCAATTGAGTTGGCATCTGTAGCTGTAACCTGTGAATTAAAGTTATTGCCATAATTGATATAAATGTCATTTCTAACATCTGCTGAACGCATAATTGTTGAAAGTCCATTACCTAAAGCATGACCAGCATCTAGTTCAACATAACCATTAGTTAATAGATAATTTTGTCTATGGTCTGCATCTGCATATCCAATGTTTCCATTATTGGCTTCATAAATATAACCAAAGGCCGAATTGGCAATATCTGAAACAATGTTGTAAATAGTATCTACAGTTTGAGATTGAGCAGTCATTGTGTAAAGGCCGGGTTGGTCAATATCGCCTAATCCTAAATTAACTGCATTAGCCCAAGTTTCAGTTGCGTTGTATGTATTCCAAGTTGAAGCTGATGGCACATCATTCCAAGTACCTAATAAAACACTTGACAGAATGCCATAAATCTGATCGCCGTCCTCATCTTGCGAGATATTGTTATCCCAAATTTCTTTGGTTAATCTAGCAAGCGAACCCATCGCAATAACTGTATATTCGACAACTGTGGCCTTAGATCCAGTAGCACCAACCGCAATAATTACATCTGTAATTTCGCCACCAAATAAACTCACATAAGCTGCTGAACTATCTTTAACTTGTAAATCAAAACTATCATTTATATCTATGTCTAATGTTTGACCATTCAATGCAATAAAAGTTACTTGGCAATAAGACGGAAGTGGTTGTTGGTAAATATCTGTGCGACCTGCCTGATGCTGAACATCGGCAATTGTTATGTCAGTATAATCAACCCCACCGACAGTAAGTTTCCAGTCTGGTGTAAAAACAGTCATTATCTATCCCTGAGAGCAGTCGTACTTCTAGCTGCTTGACTGTTTAAGGTCTGTGCAACAGCTCTAGCAGCACCCTCGCCATCAATAGCATTAACAGTTAAATAAAGCGGGTTGCCTGATCCATAGGTAAAGTTTGATCCACCTCGTGGAGTGGGAACTGTTGGAACTGATGATCTACCAGCTGATGGAGCAGGGTTTGGAATTGACCCTATATTTACTCCTGGAATTATATTAACTACTCTAATAAGTTCATTTGCTAAAGATACGACTAATCCAATTGCTTCTCTTAAAAATGTAATAAATCCTGAAATAATGTTACTAACTACGCCAATGGCTTTTCCAAAACTTTCAGCACCTCTTTGAGTTTCAGTAAGGCTGGCACTTAATCCTTTATCACCAGTTAATCCTGCAATAAATGCGTTTAATGTTGGAAT